CTCAAAATCGTCCCCTACAAATTGAAACAAATGATTAATTACATTACTAGCGCTAGTCGAATTAGCAGCATTAATACGCAATACTGGTACATTACGCGAATACGGACGAGTTCCGTATGTATCATGCACAACAGCGTACTGTGTCGAATTAAAAGGTACCAATACTTCTGGTACTGCTGACGCGCGGCCACTGACTACATGGCCACCTGACCCCCAAATGGGAGAAGGAAAGGTTGGCACTGTCGCGCATATTTCCGGCAGCTCGGTAGCTGTGGAATTGACGAAATTATAATCAACCTGAGCCCCTGGAGACGTAAATCTCACTCCAAAAGACCCTCGCGAAAAACGGTACATTGCTCCAAACCAATTGAAAAAAGAAACACGCTTGGAATAAGGTTTGGCGAAAGGAGTATACTCTATAGCGCTAAATGCGCTCGTGCAACCGAAATAAAACTCAGAATAACTAGTGCGACAAATGAGTTCTTTAACATGCGAAACTGCGTCCGATTGACACAGTTGGTGTTCTACAAACGTTTTCGACGAAACAAGAGGCGGATGTGGTGCCTTACGCATGGCATCTAACGACATAGATCTACCTGAGGACTGCGGCGATACCTCATGATGGAAACGCACATCGGTTGGACGAGACAACTGGAAATCGGCTCCAGCTGAATGAAAAACATTACATTGTAAGGCTGGAATCGGAGAATTTATATACGTGAGAGGATTTAGGACTCCAACTAACAAAACACCATTGGAAGAAAAATCGATATTAGCAGTGTTCGTGGAGACGGTTTTCCACGGTTGATCAGAAAGGTACGGTATCGAGAACGTAAAATCAGCAGAGGCATTAATATCCACTACGGCGTGGATGAGATTAGAGTAATCATCAATATTTACAGGATAAGCGGAATAGTTTGGTATCCATGCAACAACAACCCGACACGAATGAAAAGCAGAACAAACAAATTGAAAATGGAAGTTAATAGAACCCCTCCAATAAGTAAATGCAGATGTGACATACGATAATGGCGTGAAATCAATGTAACCCGTTGAAGGGTCAAAAAGGCAATTAATTGGCGTGATATGATGTAGGTAAGCGACACTTGCGGGGCCATGATTAGAAGTGATTGTGAAATAATCAATGAACCCTGGAGTGCCGACCAAGCGCGAAAGTTGCATATCATCAGGATGTCCAGCAGCAAACTCAATACCCGGCATAACGCAATCGTCGGGGCGAAGTGACAAAACTGGGGCTAGCTCAGAACCACTACCATGGGAAAACACAGAGTTAAGAAGTGTAGTCCGCGTTGAAATAGTTTGTAGGGGTGGCTTGAGATAACCGAAAATCTTGGCAATTCCTCCAATAGCAGAAGCTCCGAGAGAAATAGCGGAAGCAATAGGACCAAATTCAGGAATAGCGGTGAAGGGGGCGGCAAATGAGGCCACTTTCTCAGTCACACCACTAATCAAACCGGTCGAAGCTTTCGCTACTGCTTCGGGATTACGAACACGAGGCGTGGATTGCATGGACATGATGTAATTGACAAAAGGCGTGGCACCCGGCTCTGAAACCAGGTCTCCCGTGGCATCAGTATCAGGATTAACTGGAACGATATCATTAACGCAAGGACAATTAATGGAAATGTCGTGAGTGAGGCGTACAACGTGCAGTTGACTGAAGTATTGTGCTCTGAGGTAAGTTGATTCATAACCCAGAGTGTGACTAGTCCGATTTCAGTACGTTTGGCGTACTTGAGATCGGATAAATGCGATAAATTTATGTAAGACAATGGCAGTGTGTAAGGCAAAGAAATCTCCGAGGAATCCGCTTGATTAGCGTCAACCTGTATTGATGGCAAGGAACAGTGGTGTACGAAACCATTTTCCTCGTTGCGAAAAACTGAATGATTGGAATAATGAGGATTGAATGATAGCAAGAGACGACCATAATGCATTGGTGTTGAATTGATACGCAAAGTGAGTTTGATACCACAACGAATATACGAAAAATTACGAAGTTTCGGCGCAATGGTTGGCAAAGAGAAAATAGCATACGGAAAAGACCAGCGGTTAAGACGTGTATGTGCGTGCGAAGTAGGTGACCAAGAAAAAGAAGTGATTGCATGTGGTCGACTGAGATATCCTACTAAAGTGTCATTGTTGTATGGCGATTTGAGAAATGTCAATTGTGTGTCGTGTGAGTCATCCCCCGCAGTTTCGTGCGATTCTACGAAGGTAACATTGTGTGTAGTGTGTGTTGTGTCAGTGATGTGGAACGGTTCATTTGAAAGAAGATGATCAGCAAGCAATGAAACAAAGTTGGCAGGAGCTTAAGCTACCAACCGGTCATGATGAAGAGGGTCTGGATTACATAGGCACCCGATACTAAATAGTACCTCCTATTGTGTATTGTTTCGGCAATACTATCCCACACTAGTCTCGTTTTTAGAGTTCTTCAGGCTCCAATCCGGAATCACAGTATGGTTGGGAACCAATACTTATTCCATCCCCCAAGATACGTTTCAACACATGTTTATACGATATCTGAGGCGGGCGGATGTTCAAAGCTATTAGTTCTTGTGATATGATCCTATCAAGATCGTCAAACCACGTGCTACCGTGGTGCACGGCCTCTTGAAGAGCCGAGCTGCATGTTGACACTAAATCATCATCGGAATTCCCATCTTTCCGCGCCCACATCAGCGACTCCTTGATAACACTTCTATCCAGAGGAGCCAAAACATGTAGAGCATCCAGACGAACAAAACTTCTTTTGAGATAGGTCAATTGAGCCAATGGCACATAAGGCTCGGTGAATGTGTTGGAACTTTTGTCAGCAGAGGTGTAAGGTATGCCAATGCCGGCGAAAAATGCAGAAAGGGTGATCATGTTAAACCACTGTACTAAAGGTGAGACAGCACAGATGTGATCATCCCCATAGGCCGTAAAAGAAAGCAATCGAGGTATATATACAGGATTGAGTTTTGGCGCATGCGTTAT